CATTCCTGTGCGTGTTGTCGAAGATATCACCGTCGTAGAGTTCATTGCCCTTGTCATCGAGCCCGACACACAATGCCGCGTCATCACTCGGGAAGGTGAATTCTTTGTAGCAATATCGACCGTCCGCGCCGCGCCACCGTACTTTGAATTTCTTCATGTTCCTGCCCCCGCATTGCTCAGATATTTTATCGCCTTCAACCACATATCCGCTTTGCAAGTCTCGTTGTCTCTGCCGATTAACGCTATCGCCGCGCACTCGAACAGTTGAGGACAATACGCATTGCTGCCGTCCGCGTAGTTTTGGATATACCATTCGTCACGGTCTTCTTCCAAAATCCGCCCGACAACAATTTCTTCGTCTTCCCAAATCGGAAGTGCCGCTACCTTGTCGCACTCGCAAAGTTTGTAGCCGTTTACGTCGTAATAGCCCGTGAATTTCATCTTGCCAAGTCCTCCAGAGCCTCAACCAACGCATCAGTCGCCCGCCGTTTTATTACGAACGCCTCATCCAATTCCTCTGCCGCACGCTGGAAGTCCGCCAATTCGGTTATCGGCTCGTCAAAGAATCTCTCAGCCGCCGCCACCAACAGCTTTTCGACCTTGAGGCTCGTCTGTTCCGCCAATAACTCATACTCCGCATTGAGTTCGTCCGGCAATTCGATTGTGTACTTCATGTTAATCAACTCCAAATCATCATGCACATTGCGAATATTCCGACACCGATTGCTATTCCTGTACCCAGTGCCACGCCCGCGATTCCGAGATAGATTTTCATACCGTCCCTCCGAAAAATCCTGCCTTCAACTTGTTCATAACACGCAGATAGATTTTGTCCTCCAGAGCGTTCGCGTCGAAGGTCTCAAATGCCCGTTGAATGATTCGCTCTTCCAACGCCGACCAATCAATCCCCGCCGTCGCGTTCGTCAAGACTTCCTTCTCCATCGCTGCCGTGTCGATTTTCTCAAGTGCCCGCTGTATGATTTTCTCTTCCAATTCGGGCGTGTTGCCGGTGTCGTATGTGTTGAAGCTCGGCAACGTCGCTTGAACGGTCGTGCCCGTGTCAGCTCCGAATATCTGTTGCAGGACTAAATTCCCCGCTTGACGCCGACGCAATGAATTCTTCGCGCCGGGCGGTACATCACGGAATTCACACACTGTGCGTTCGCCCCAGAATTTATGCGGCATGCTATTTTTTCCGGCCGACACATCCAACACGTCAGGCTGTGTAACGCCTACAAGAGTTGAAGAACTCCGCGCAAATCCCGCAAGACTGGCTACATCGGCGCGTTTGACGTAGGTCTTCCCCCCGTATTCGCACGCCGTTACCGTAGCGCGTTTCCCGTCGGGCATCGTTAAAAGTATCGCCCGCCAGTGCGACACTTCGCTTATGTCAATCAACATGTTCGCTCCCCCTATTCAATTCTCAATCAGCATTTAGGCATAAGAAAAAATCCTATGTCCTGAATCCTTCAAACTTGATAACCTTCCCGTCGCGTTCGGTGACTAATTTCTCCCGCCACCATCGCTTCAAGTCCGCTATCGTCTCCGCCGGTAAGACTTTTTTTTCTTCCAGCTCCCGCAAGCGCCGACTCCCCATCAGCCATTCTTGCGCCGTCATTATTCACGCCCCCTTTGTCGCTCGCGTCAACGCCACTAATCGTCCGAGACTTTTTCTCCGTGGTTCCCCCGTCACCGCTCGCAACACCCTCTGCTTTTTAGCAGATTGATATAAAACATATAGAGCCGAGAAACAGAGAGCCGCTTGATGAATCTCCTCCCTGTCCAACTGCCACCGCCGCAGTGCTGCGGACCGCGCATACGGTGCCGACGCCTGGAGATTATCTTGTTTATTCGGTTCTGAAGGCTCTGCGTCAATGCCTTTCGGTCACTGACACCTGCATTTTATCATAGGATTCCCGATTGTCAATATCTGCGCAAAAAAAAACTTGCAATCTTGCAATCTCGCAATCTCTTCATCATCAGAAAAACTTGCAATCTCGCAATCTTGCAATCTCGCAATCTTGCAATCTCTTACAAATACTACTCAAGGCGTTTCTGAATATCCGACACTATTTCTTCCAAGCGCGCCACTCTGCGATTTATATTGTCATCGAGGCGGTCAATCGAATCGGACAATCGCTTGACGTTCTTATTGACTTCGAAGAGCGTATAAAAGCAAAGTGCCGCCGGAACTCCTATATTGCCTATCGTCTGCATCGCGAATTGTTCCATTTCATTCACCCGCTTTCCGCTCCAATTCTTCGACTTTGGCGAGCAGATACATAAAAAGAGCATCCTGCGCCTGCTGAATGTCCGTCGCGCTCGGACGCTCTCTTTCTTTCAATTTCCTTTGCTGTTCTTCGCTTAGGGGTCTTCTCTCTATCATTTGGAACACCTCTCGGTTTCTGAAAGGGGAAGAGTCTCCGTTTTTTTTCCAAAAAAAAACTCTCAACCCATCCCTCAAAAATTTTTCTGCCTCTGTTTAGCTTTCTGTTCATTCTCTTTTTCCTTGGTTTAGCCTTTGAATTGTCTTTAGTTTTGTTGGTTCTGATTTTGAAAATAGTTCGGGCTCACATTGGGTTGTGTTCGACGAAATTTTCAAATCTCCTGCCGCTCGCAAAAAAAAATTTGAAAAAAGATTCTGCGAAGCTCGAAGGTGAAACGTAATTTGAGACGGTTGACATTGCAAATTTATTTTTGCGTTGAGGTTGACAATCCTAAGCACAAGCCCAACCCGCGGCGAAGGAGTAGACGGTAATTTTTTCGCCCGTCCATTTGTAGGAACATTTGAGAGCGGTACCTTTGGGGGCGACGAGGCTCAAGATATTGTTGTCCTCATTGAAGTCGAAGTCAACGTCGGGACTGTCGAATTTGATAGTTGAGGCTTTGGGGACGTGTTTGGGAACGAACAGCTGATTCTTACCCGTGGCAGTGCCGAATGAACCGCTGGCAGTGCCGGAAGGGCGTCGCATGGTTATTCTGATATTGGACATGGACATTCCTGCAAGTTCGTCGTCGGGGAGCGTGTAGGAAAATCTTGTCATGACGGTTGATTGAGTATCGTTGTAAGGCTCGGTGTAATCGCGTGTCATGGTGCGCCAATGTTCATCAGCGCGGTCATAATCATAGCTGGCAGTGATAATCGCATTCTTCTTGGCAGTCAAAACTACGGAGCCTGTCTCGGTATTGAAACTGAAATTGGAGAAAGGAGTTGCGTCGGCGTAGAGTGCGATTGAATTGCCGACGATATTGGAATCAGCCAAGCCGTTCAAACCGAGTGCCAATTCTTGACGCGCCCCCGTGCCCGTGCCGATTTGAATCAAGTTGCGACGCTTCGGCGGACGCATGAAATTGACATAAGCCTCAACGGAAGAATCGGTTAGCGGATTGTGCTTGACAGTGACGTAACAGGTTTGCAAGTCGTTATCGTAATCGGCGACGACGGTGTGAAGGTGCGCATTGCCGCCGCTGACGACGGTTTTGCCCATCGTGTGGTCTACGGTTATTGAATTGACTTTGGCAGAATCGGTGCCGTCGGTCTTCGTGACTTTGTAGGTTATCTTGAATTGAACGGCGTCGCATTCCCTGTCAATGGCATTTGCAGGCGTCATATAAGCAGACCAAGTGCCGCTCTTACGCGTGCGAATTTGAACGGTAACGGTCGCCGCTCCGGTACAGGTCGCGTCATAAGTCACGTCGGCAATTCTCGGCAAGGCAGTTTCATCGTCTGTCAATTCATAAACAATCGATTCAACGGTATCGGTCAAGGTATCGGACGGGACTTTGACTTTCAAACTCATCTTGACGCGCGGCATGTCTTCAGCATCTGACGGCGAACTCATTGCGATAATCGGAAAAACTTTCTTGCCGACGAACGACGCGATATTGGTCATGGCGGTTAATTGCGAAGTTGTGTTGCCCGACTTCAAAACGTTGTCGACATTGAAAGTGCCCGTGAATTCGGTTAGTGTGGAGCCGCTGAAGTACCAGTACTTGTTGTCGATTTTGAACATGTAACGGATATTGGAGCCCGTCGGTTGCGCGCCGCTTATGACAATCTGATTGACTTCGGATTTGGAAGTACAATCCCAAGCGGTCTTACTCACGAGCAGGGCTTCCTTGGTGAAGGCAACAGTAACGCCCGAATCAGAACTGGAAGTGCCGCCCGAATCATCGCCTGTATCGGTGCCCGTTTCAGTCTCTGTTGATTCGGTTGATTCGTCTGTGAAACCGAAAATATCTGCGCCGAAACGCATAGTGTGATTGAGTATCATGATAAATCTCCTTGAAAAAAAAGAAACCGCCAGATAGAATGCGGTTGAGTTGAACCCCGGTATCACTTTCGAGAGGAGGTGATATCGTGAGCGTTTTTGAAAAGGCATGCTTGGTGATTATGAGCGGTCAACTCATAATCGACGCAGGGATGTTAGTCGTAGCAATACTCGAATATATGAATCACTGAAAAATAGGGAGCAACAGAGCCGGTGTCAGGCTCATTTTTATTTTAACATACATGTCAAGTTCCTTGTCTGATGCGCGAGGGGTTCGAACACTTAAACTAAATCAACGGACGAAATGCGCCCGTCAATCGGTCAAGTCAAAGTAGGTGGTGGTGCCGTTGATGATTCTGGCGATTTTGATTTTAGTGAAATCCGCGCCCGATTTATCGCCGAGAATGCATTGATTCTGTTTGATATAATCGGACAATTCGTTGATGGCGGCGGCGTCGATTGAGGCTTTGGGGCTGTCAACGGTAATGGTGCGGTCGTCGCCGTCGGTGAAGGCAGTCACGAGTTGCAAACTGCTGATGTTCTTGACAATGTCAGCCATTTCAAACCCTCCTTATTCCGTGATGGTAAAGGTTGCTTCGGCGGCTTTGTAGTTCTCCGTCGCGTCCACTCTTACATGAATGGTTTTTGCAATCAAGTGGTTAACACTCCCGAATACCACCAAATTCCAAATAGAGCCTTCCCTTGTTATTGCAACGCCCATGTATTGTTCGTTCGATGCTGTCGGGTTTGTTACGTAAGCATAAGGAATTCCGTCGCCGTTGTAAGTCACATTAGCAACGAATGCACAACTAATCGCACTCGTATAACTTGACTTTACGTCGGCAAGCGATTTTGAAGTTGTGTCGAGTTCGAAAGTGGGAGTGAGCATACCGCCGCCGGGTTCCAAGTCGCAATCGATTTTGTCAATGCGAGTGGTGTTGCCGTAGAAATTCGTCGTGAGTGCGTTAATCTTTTGCCCGAGCGTCTTAAGGACTGCGTTGGAGCAATCGGGATTGACGTCGGTGATTGTCTTGTTAACGGTTTTGCCGCTTTGGTCGGTTGATTTGACAATCAAAGAAGTCTTAGCCATTAGTCGCATCTCCTTCCGTGTCGAGGTCGATGACGGTTACGGTGGTCGATTCGAGTTGCGCGGCGGTAATGCCCGTGAACGCGCCGATAGAATTGGTTGAATCAAAATCGTCGGAGCGGAAGAAATTGGGAAGACCGTCGGAAGTGCCGCCCGTGATTGAGGCATTGACGGCTTTAATCTTGGACTTGATACCGTTCAAATCGTCGGCGGCGATGTCGGTGATTCTGACGTTGCGCGTGAAGTCGGTACCTTGATAGCCGAAAGTCATTTTGAGGTTATTACTCATCGTCTTCAACCCCCTCAAATTTGGTGCGGGTCATATTCTTATCGGCGACGACGGCTTTGCCCGCAATGGCGTAAATTTTGTTGAGTTGTTCGGCGGCTTGGGCGGGAGTAATTGCGGCGTCGGTACAACCTGCCATTGACAGATAAGAGCCGGTGGTGGTCTTGGCTTTTATCGTCGTGACGGGCTTGTCATTGAAAACCAGAGACATATTAATTCTCCTTTCTGAAGTCCGAACCCCTCGCGCATCAGACAGGAGCCTTTCTTATCAACTAATCGGAATTAAATTGGTGGTGTTTTGAGAGACGGCTTGATTGCAATAAACGAAGGCGAACCCTGCAGAACCGCCGCCGCCGCAATGACCGTTCATATCTGAATTTGAAGTGGTCACTATACCTGCGCCGCCGCCCTGCCAACCGCCGGAGCCGCCCACCAAAACTATCGAAGCCAACTTATCAACGAAAGCCCCCGAACCGCCGCCGTAGCCGCAACCGCCGTGACAACCAGCCTTCCAAGTGGTGGCGACAGTACCCTGATATTCGGTTGAACCTTGTCCGCCCGTCGAGAGTGCATGAAGACATAAGCCCGTGATTTTGTTTGCGCAGATTAAAATATGCGAGCCTTGATAATTGATTTTGTCAACGTTGCCGTATAAGAATTTGCCGTTTGAATTGAAACCGCCCGACATATCGAAAGGTTGTTCGCTGTCGGATTTACCTTTGCGAACGCCGCCGCCTTTGCCCGAACCGTTACGAGCGTCGGTGTCGGTGGTATCAGTCCAGCCGATATTGGAATTGGCAGCCGTCTTGTTGCCGCCGAATTTGGAGCCGTCCCAAGTGCCGCCGATTCTGGTCGTGGTGTTCATGATTAAATTGTTGGCGAGAATAAAAGCAGAACCGTTGCCTTGACCGATAGGGAGCCGTTCAGCCATCTGCGCGGTGGACATGTAATTATTGAGCATGGTCTCTTCGCCGCTGTAAGCTCCGCCCTTGCCGACAAGATTAATAACGCCGTCCGATAAGTCGCAGGTGTCACTTACGGCGATAGCGAAAATGCCTCCGCGTCCGTTCTCAAATTTGCGCGTGCCCGTGTATTCCTTAGTCAAAGTGAAATTCTCAAATTGCGGGACCGTGACGAGTTGAATGAAATATTTTTCGGGCTTGAAACCCGTGCCTTCGAGGAGTGTGCGGTCGACGGTTATTTTGTCCAAGGTTATGTCGATGATTTTTGCGAGATTGAAACGCCCCTGCATAGCGTAATAATTCTTCGCGCCGACGTGCATCATGACGAGTGCGCCGACTTTGAATTTGGCAAGTCCGTCAGCCGTCTTATTGGCGACAGTGAAAACGCGCTTGGTCGAATCAACGGCAGTGACTTGAGCGTAATTGTTAAGGGGGCTTAAGTAATCGGTGCGCGAACCGTCGGAACCGTCGCCGAAAGATTTAATATTAAAGACGCGTGACATGCGGGTTGAATCGCTGATTCTGTCGTAAGCGTAAAGTCCCTCGTCGCAAGGCAGAATCGATTCGGTAGCGATATAACAGCGAGCCTTACCTTTGCCTGAAGCAGACGGTTCCTTAGAAATCATTGCAGGTTGAAAATTGCTGACGGTCTCCGCAACGATTAAGATAGACGCGCCGCCCGGAGCAGAAGGTAAAGTCCGCGCAACGCCCGCCTTTGAGATATTGCCGATTCGCGAATCAGCGTGGCAAGTCATTTTCTTGACAACAGCGAACAATGCGCCGTCTGGATAATTAATGGGCATGCGAATTCGAGTGTCACAATTCTCTTGAGCGGTGTAGGAAGCATTTTGTTCGTATTTGGTTAAGACGCGCAACCCCGCATTAGGTAAGCCCTTGCCGCGCAGATTAATATGCCCGCCGTTGAAAATCAATTCCTTCGAACACTTAAAAGCAACGATACCGCCGTAACCGAGAGTGGCGTTGAATTGCGGGCAAGTGATTGAAGTGCCGGCATTGAGAGTGACGGTTGAATATTCGGGCAGACTGATGATTTGCATTTTGACGGATTCGGGCAAAGGCGTCGTGCGAATGGTTTTGCTGACAGTGATAACATCGCCCGTAATGTTGGTGATTTTGGCGACATGCCATTTGCCGTCGTGAGCGTAATGGCTCGGTTCTTCGGTATAAGCGGAGACGTGAATCAGAACCAAATTGCCGACGACGAATTGAGCGGACGGAGAGACATTGCCGACGGTCAGTTTGTTTTTATCAATCGCGGCAATGGACGCGTAGGAATTGATAACGGTATCGGCGGCGGGAGCGATGAAATTGCCCGTGCCCGAACCGTAATAATCGACATTCTTAATTTCAAAAGCCATATGAACACCTCAATTCAAAGTGAATTCGCCCGCGGCAGTGAATCCGTAATCGCCGCTGAGTGTCAAATTCTTCGAGTTGGCTTGAGTGGTTGTCAAGTTCAAAGTCTGCGCGGCGGAAGCAGTCGCACCCGTCCAGACGTCGCTGAATCGATAAGTGGAACTGCGCAAATCGCCCGCACCGTCGAGTTTGTTATCATAAACCAAACCCGTCGAACGATACAAAGTTGTTTTGGGCAGATTGAAGGTGTATTTCAAAGTGTCGTCAAAAATCACGACGTAGAGGTTTTCATTCTTGGCGATTGATTGAACGCGGACTTGCTGAGAACGCGTGCCGTCACTCAAGAAATACATGCAACCCTCAATGATGCCGTCGATGTTGTCAACGCAAACATTATTCACGCCCGCAACCTCGTCATTGACTTTGATACTGAACAGGTCAACCGTGTCACAATCGATAAAATCTTCGACGAGGAGCAAATTGGCTTGCAAACCCAAATCCTTTTCGGCGTCGAGTTGCATATAAAGATTGGCGATGTTAATTTCTGTCTGCGCGATTCTGTTGCTTAGGACGGGCAATTCGGACGCATGCGAGCCGAGAATTTGTTTGGATAAGTTATCGCGGCTGATTGCATGTAACTGATTATCTGAACCCGTGCTCCAAAACCAATTCGAAGTCTCAACCTCGTTAGAAACTTTCGGGATATTCGGATGCGGCGTCGTCGAATTGATATGACTTGTAAGTTCGCTCCTTGAAATATAAACACCCGACGCGTCAATCTTGGCAGTGACATTTTGCGCATTGCTTACGACGGTTATCAGATTCAACGCGACGTCCATTAAGGTATCGGCTCCGCCCGCAGGAATGAAACTTGCGAGCTCTCCTTGGTTTGAATAAGCGTAGAGAATATCGACGTCAAGGTCTGCGTCGTAAGCATAGAGCCCAATCTCTCTCGCGAAGAATCCCGTCGTAAGATTTTGGTTGTTGATTTTGCCGACGACAATCACAGTGCCGTTGCCCGCCGTCCTAATCTCGACAATCGGAACGGAGAAATTAACCTCATGAAACAAATTTTCCAGATTGAGAATTTGGTCGGGTGAAGGATTTTGAATGACATTATTCTTGACCGCGTCGCCGAGGCGGATTTTCGTAAATGTTAATGTGCGTCTGCCTGCAATAATTCTCGCAAGCAAACCCAAGCCTGCCGACGTTAGCATCATGGACATTGAATCAGCTCCTTAAAAGTAGAAAGTCTTAATAACGGTTTTCGTCTTCCAAGCCGCGCCGCGATTGTAGTCAACGGTCTCGCCCAAAATCTCATTCTTCAAAATCTCATTCTCGACAATGAAGTCCGACACATCTTTAATTTCCGCCAACGTGACGTCTTGCCTGACATCGTTTATCGTAAATCCTCTAAGTGTCTTGTGATTTGAGAGATTGAATCCGTAGTAAAAGCGCAGGCTATTGACGTCCATTGGTTGAATCAACATCTCGTCAATCTCGACAGCGTCAATGGTTACGGAGCCCGTGACAGCCCGCGCCGATAAGTGATGCAGTTGATTGACGGCTTGACTTGCCCTGAAGGTTTGAACGGTTAATGCGCCCGTGAGGATTTTGACATTGCCCGCGAATAAACTTGAGACAACATTTTCAAGCCTGTGCAAGCCGACAGTCTCAAAGCCCGTGAAGATTTTGCCTATGCCCGCCGATATGCGCGGGTAATTTTTTTTATCTGATTCGGATTTGGGGAGTTCAAGTGTCATGCCGGGCGTATAAATGATTCTGCGTCGGTCGCCTTCACCGATATACTCAACCAGATTGAGATACCAGCCGATAAGCAAATGCGCAGGCTTCTCGACGCGCAGGAAGTCGACAATCTGATTGAATTTGCCGCCGTATTGATTCGTGTAGATTTTTATGTAGCCCGCATCTTTTTCGTAGAGATAAACCTCAGTGTCATAGGCTTTTTTTATTGCAAGTTCAAGCCGCGCAGGGTTCAATGGTCTGTGAATCTGTGCGCGAATTCCCAACAATTTGCGACGTTCCTCAAGCGGCAAGTCCGTCCGAATCGGCAAGCTGTATTTCAATTCTTGATAAGCGATGCCCCAATCAACCGTATCGATGAATGATTGTTGACGCAGAGATTTAAAGAGTGCGCGCAGAAGGTCATAATCGGACGCGATTGAATTAAACAGGTGCTTAACAAAATCGGAATTGTCATAAATCGGACTGATGCGCCTCAATGCCCTTTGCGAAAAATCTTTCAACTCAATCACGCCTTAACCTCCTCTCAAGTGAAAGTGATTGTCGTCAGACTCGGCAATTCCTCTTCAGTGATGATAATATTCCCGACGCCGCCGTTTATGCGCAGATTGCTGAAGTCTTCCAAGCCCGCAGTCCGACTTAAAACCGCCGCGAAGTCGACATAACGGAGCGTCTCATAAGTCAAAGTCTCGTCGCAATGGTCTTTAAAAAACTGTGCAATGTTATCGCGAATGTTTTTCTTGACGACGTCGGCAGGCAGGCTTAAGGTTGCACTCATGCTGATTGAAATGTCATGCGTTCTGAACGACGTGACAGCATAATTCGTCACTCCGATTGGTGCCAAGCGTTCAATGTCGTCATGCGAAGTTCCGAAGATATATTTCTTGACAGCGGCGCAAACCTCATCGGCGGCAGGGAGCCCGTCAAAATCGGCGAGGAGAATCTTGACCGAATTCGCGCCGTTGTAAGTGGGGATAACGTGACAAAAGCCCACGCCCGGAACACTCAAAGCCCAACGACGATAATCAGCGCAGTTGCCGACGAATGAGCTTGATTGACCTGCATAAAAATCGTCGATGCGTTTGCGGAGCGAAGTATCCGATTCGGCAGGAGACCCGCCCGTGAGTGCAGTGTTGGTTATGGACACGACACCGCCGACGGGATTTTTCATAATCGCGATGGAATCCGCGCCGATATTCTGAGCCGAACCCGTATCAACCGATTTGACTCTGCAAGTGCCCGCGCCGTTAATCGTGACGGTCTGCGTGACTTCAAAATCAATCGCAGGGTTGCCGTCTTCGCTCGGGACGCTGAAAATAAAACCTGCAGGGAATTTGACCGCCTTGGTCGTGACAACTTGAACGTCGCCGTAGGAAGGAGTTGCGGGTCGTCTGCTTAGTCCGCAATTCGACGCATGCAAGTCCAGCCACTCATCGGACGCCCACATATGGAAATTGGTTTTGAGTGCGAGCGGCAACCAGAATTGAATCATCTCAGCCGCTTCCAATGCCGACGGCGCAATCATATCATAAACAAAGCCCGCCTCCGTCTTATCGTATTTGTCGGGGACTGCGGCGAGCATCTTTGCCAATATTGATTCGTAAGTCTGCGCGGCGATTTCTGCAGGCAATTCAAAATCCTTAATCACAATGCCGCCTCCAATCTTTTGCCGTTGACGTCGAATGTTGCAAAAATTTTATCAGCCTCCGTGCGCAATGAAACATTTTTGACTGATTGAGTGCGCGGATGAATCATGAGTGCCTCCGTGATTGTTCGGACGATTTCAGACCGTGCCCGTTCATGAGTCAAGCGCGGTATCTGTTCCAACTCAACTCCGATTTTATCTGAATAGGCAAGGCGCGTATTGCGTTCGGTCTGCGCCACTTTGAGACACCAATCAATATGTCCGTCGCCGAGTAAAATCTTGCCGCCTTGAAATAAAAAATCGCCCGAAGTCCAATCGAATTGCGGGCTCAATTTCAATGCGGGTTGCAATTTCTTTCGCGGCGTTATCAGTTGCGGCAAATTCATTCCTATCACCTCACGGCTTCGAGTCGGTTAATTCGGCGGTCTCTGCAATGTCAAACTCATTCTTTTCGGCGTCGAGCTCCATTGTCATTTTCTGTTGAGTTGCGTCGTGACGAATCGACTTGACATAAAAAAAACCCTCGCCGACGGAGGATTTGACGCGTATTTTATCGCCCTTGCGCAGAGTCGGAACATCGGGTGCCTCAAGCGTCGTTTTGAATTGCACTCCGTTTTCTTTGAGCAATTTCTTGGCGGCTGATTCGGCTTCGGCGAGCGTCTCCTTATTCTTGCGGCGATAGATGACTTGACGCGTGCCCAAAGTTTTATCGCCTTCAACGACTGCCTCAACGCTCGGATGACCTTCAGATTTCTCCGCCCCCAAGATTTTTACCTTGCCGACCACTTTTGACGCATCAAGCGACTGCTTAGCCCGAACGACGTTATTATCAATGTCGAAGTGGTAAACGGTATCGTTGGTGCCGCGCGGCAGAATTTCAATCACACCTTCGCGCGCGCGTATGAAATAATCGTTGCCCGTCTTCTCCTTCAGGTCTTTGAGTATGTCGGCTATCATATCGGCGCGGTATTTCTGACGATAAATTTTTTTGGAGTGAGTGCCGTCGCTGATTCTTATCTCATGCGGCGTCCCTTCCAAAATCTTTTCGAGTATGGCGGTTGAGGAATGTCCCTCCGTGAAAAAAAAAATCATCTTGGTCGTGACGCAAGTTGTGACACTCATCATTGCATTCGGTATTAAGAGAGAATTCGCCGTTCGCCTCAACCAATTCAAGCTTGTTGACATTGCCGCGTGCCACTTCAACGAACTCATCATCGCCCGCGTATATTAATATGGGAGTGCCGATTTGAATGTAATGAGTGTCGTCGTTGAGGATGAATCTGCAGGCGATTTTGCTCGACAATTCCTTCTCAGCCTCCGACCAAGTCAATCCGTGCGTCACGTCCGATAAATCGAATTGCGTCCCGTCGTCGGCTATCGCAACCACTCTGTAGGAAATGTCTTTGATGTTAAGCATTGTTTATTGCTCCTTTAAGATTTTCCAAATCCTTCTTATGTTCACCTTGAAACGCGCCGCCAAATCTTTGCCCGTCATGCCTTGCGCGCGCAGAGATTTAATTTCGTTGCGAATTTCATCGGGCAGGCGCAAAGGATTATCATGTTTGGCGCAAGTGAAGCCGCCGACGCTTTTATAGGTCTTGCCCGTTTGAATGTAACTGATTGTCGCACGATTGACGCCGAATTTTTTGCCGAGCGCATTTTGACTGAGTTTGTCGGGATTGTCACGGATATACACAACCTGCGCGGCAGTCAATTTGGCGAGATGATGTTTGTCGCCCTGCCAAAGGTTGACATAGAGATAACCGTTCCTGCTGAGCGTGGGCTTCATGATTCGCGGCTCCTTGTATTTGAACGATTTAATCCGTCCGAAATTCGACGCGTGATATTTGTCGAAACAGGGAATCGGTAACCACACTTCGCCCGGCAAATCTTCCGAGCCGAAGTCGTAAAGCTTGATGAATTCATCGTAAATCGGTTTGTACTTCGCAAATTTGTTCGTCATGACAATCACCCCGCGCAGATTATATCACGACACGGCGCGGTTATAAAAAGAATCGGTGATTGAGTTCGACAGTTGAGCGGCAATTTGTTCGGTTAAGTCATTCAAGTTGCCGCGAATCTCCGCCATGATGTCTTGAGGATTATCGCCCGTGATATTGAAATTAATCGTCAAGCCGCCGACTTGGACGCCCGAAGGATTCAAACCGCTTTGATTGAGCAATTCGTTCGTGCGTTCGCTGTCGTTGA